ATGAAACTCGTAATCGAGATCGACCTAGACAACGCCGCGTTCGAGGAGCCGAACGGTCACGTCGAGGTCGAGCGCATCCTGAAGAAATACGTCACGCGCACCGGCACCTACGGTGTTTACGGCGACGTGTTACTCGACATCAACGGAAACACCGTCGGAACAGCCAAGGTGAAAGAATGAGCGAGCGGCACGAGGCGTACTACAACCTCCACAAGGGCTGCCTCTCGCTGCGTCAGGTCAACGGCGGTCGCGTCCAGCACGTCGACACCGCCGAGTTCGAGGACGTGACGTTCGCCGTGCAGCCCGCAGGTCGAGCCAAGGTTCTGAACGAGCGGAAGAAGAATGTTCATGCGTTCGTTCGCGGGACCTTGACTCGCGCCACCGCGTACAGCGGTGACTCAATCCTCGGTAGTTGCATTGACAAGGCATACGAACCGTTCTACCGGGTGTTCGAGCCTGACGATCGCATCGTCAAGGTCACCTACAACCCGTACAAGTTCGAGTCGTTCGTGATCGCGGAAACTGAGCAGCCGATCTTCGAGTCACCGAGGGTGCTCATCGAAGGCCGGACGATATTCGCTGCACAGACCACAACCCCCGTAGGGTAAACTGATGGTCAAGGGAGAGGAGACCACATGAAAGATTTAGTCATATGCCACGACCCGTCCTATGAAGGGTGGGTGTTCGATCCGCAGCACCCGACGCAGGGTCGCAGGTTCACGAACGGATACCAACAAGTAATCACTCACGCCGAGGAAGCAGGACTGCGCCACGACACGATCGGGCCGTTCCACGTCACGGACTCGGAACTGCAACTCGCTCACACTCCCGAATACATCGACCAAGTGCTCAATCAGCACAGGTCGAACGAGTGGAGGGGCGAACGCTCCGACCTCAGCACGTTGGCGAGCCTGTTCGCTGGAGGCACGCTCTCGGCGTTATGGGCGCTACAGAACGGGGAGACCCTGACCGCTGTTCACCTGCCCGGAGCGAAGCATCACGCTATGGCGAACACGTCGAGCGGGTTCTGCGTTTTCAACGACTTCGCGATCGCGGCTCGACTACTCGCGGACGCTGGTCATCGTGTCGCGATTCTCGACGTCGACGCGCACCACGGCGACGGCGTGGAGGCTCTGTGCTTCGACGAGCCGGACATCCTGACGTACTCGATCCATCAGTATGGAATCTTCCCCGGCACGGGATTGGAGAGCCACGACGAGCGGAACGCTCTCAACTGGCCTCTGCCTGCCCGAGCCGGAGACCGTGACCTACGCGACGGTGTCGCTGACTTCCTGCTCACGTTGCGGGCTTTCAAGCCTCACTACATTTTCATCACGGGTGGCGCTGACGGTCACAGGCAAGACCCGCTCGCCGAGTTGGAATACACGCTCGACGGGATGGAGTCCGCGATGCGGATGGTCCGGTCGACCTACGACTCGACACCGATCCTGTTCGGTGGCGCTGGCGGGTATCAGCCCGACGGTGCTACTCCGCTCGCGTGGGCACGGATGGTGACAGCCCTAGCCTCCTAGGACTGCCGGAACTCCGTGCCTCGCGTTGTGGTCGAGGATTGACGCGCTGCGTTCACGGCGACGCCGAGACTGTCGGTGACTTTGTTCGCTGTCCCGATGCGCCCGACGACTGTGTCCTGATCGGTGACGGTCGTGAGCATCGTGTGACGGTATCGAGTGTCTGACGTGGTGCGAACTTTGATGAACGTGAACGGTCTGAGAATTTTAGCCATGGTCCTAGTCTAAAGCACGAGACTGCCGCTGAACCCCTGATTCGAGAACTCGTTTGTTTGACCGAAACTGATCGGCTCAACATCCATGACCCTGCTCTTACCCTCGTACAAGGCGAGCAGCAGAGCCTCCGCTTGGTCAGGGCTTGCGACCCCTCGACGTTTCATCTCCGCTTTCGCCTCGATCTGCACGCGACCGGCGCTGTCGCTCCTGAACGTCGGCCCCGCCAACTGCGAGAGCACTTTCCGTTCGACCCGCAGAGCGACGTCCTGCTGCCCGTCCTTGTCTGGTTGCAGCAGCGTGCGCCCGTTCCACCACAACTCCGCTCGAATGTTCCTGAACTTCTGACCGTCCTTAGCCCGCTCAGCGACGTTCACGGGGACGATCACGGACTCGTGCTTACCTTCCTGACCCCACTTTTGCAGCAGGCTGACGACACCCCACCCGACTCCGATCGTGTCGATCTTCACGCGCACCCGATCAGTAATGTCCCGCTCTCGGTGCAGGTCCTCGGCTTCCCTGATGTGCCGTAGGCACACCTCGGCGACGTCGACGGCGTTCTCGTTGACCTTCCCGCTCGACTTGTGGGTGATCGTGCCGGTGAAGCCGTCGGCTTTCGCTATCACGAACTCGTCGCCTCCGTCCGCAGCGATGTCGATGCCGAGGCGAACCTGCGATCCGCTGACCGGCTCCTGATTGTCGACGGATGCCTCGCACCACCCGAATGGGATGACTTTGTTCGCTGAAGATCGAGGGAATCGAGCGTGGACGCGAGCCTCAACGAACGCGGAGTCCTCCCCGAACTCGGTGATCACCTCGTCCACCCACCTCTGGTCTACGAGGTGTTTCGTGATGTGGTGCTGCGGCACTTGCGGCGGGCACGTCTTACAGAGACCGACCTCCTCCCCGGTGAAGTTCGGTGTGTCGTAGGCGCTGATCGTGATCGTGTTGTAGAGGGGCGACTCGTAGCAACGCTCGAACCACGAGTCCTCCTGATCCGTTGGAGGGTTCCCTAGCAGCAGCAGTCGAGTGTTCCCTCCGGTCATCAGGGCCTCTAACGCTTGACCGACTGTCTCCCCGATGCCTCCCGCCTCGTCGACAACGATCAGCAGGTTCGGCGCGTGGATGCCCTGCGTCGCTGCCTCGTCGTAAGGCGAGGGGCTGAAACCGTAGGACACGATGTCGCCATTGACCTTCCACGACTGAGTGAGCACCTCTCCGGGCAGGTTCGCTAGGAAGTGTGCTCTACGGATGTGAGGCCAAATAATGTTCCTGACCTGCCTGTGAGTCGGCGCGATCGTGATCGCTAGGGCTGTGCCCGGAGCGTGTGAGGCGATCCACCATGCGACGATGCGAGCGGAGAGGTGGGATTTACCGGGCGCGTGGCAGGCCGCAACTGCTGTCCGGGTGTTCGCTACGACGCTGTCCGATATTTCCTTCTGCTTGCTCCACAGGCTCTCTCCGAGGCCCTCCTGAATGAAGCCGACAGGGTCGGTCTCGAACCTCGCCCACGGATTGTTCTCCTCAGCCTCAAGGAGCATCGAGAGGGCGTTCCGTTCCTCGGTCGACAGGCTTGAATAGATCGCGAAGCGTTCCTGACTGCTCGCTTCGAGGACTCGGTCAACGAGCCTCATTTCTCGATCTCGCGTGTTTCAAGGATACGCATGACCTTCCGCTCTAGTTCCTCAGTCGAGACGTTGATCTCGATCGGTTTGCCGTCCGGCCCCGAGAGTTCCGTCCGGTCGAACCTCCCCCACTTACGGGGTTGCTTCCGTTCCAGTATCCACGCGCTCGCTTGCCATGTCCCGTTCTTGGCGGCGTTGTCGATGTTCATCACATGACTGATGATGCCTTCGGCGTCAGCCATTTCTACTGTCTCCAAAAACTCCAAGAATGGTCTCTCGTCTTCCTCGATTTCGAGTCCCGCGCCTTCCCGTTCTCGCTGCGTGTTTCCTCGGTTGAGCCAGTTGTAGAAGGTGCTCGGGGCTATGCCGACTGACTTGCAGGAGTCGTCGATGTACGCGCCGCTGCGGAGCATGGCGGCTATGGCTTCCTGCCTCTGCTCTGTGAGGAGGCTTGGGCGGCCTGTTTTCTTCTTAGCCGGGGTCGTTGCCATGAGGGTTTATGTTACTCGGGTTCAGGTGTATTGACCTACGGGTTCGGCTGCGAATTGGTTTTTGTGGGCGCTGGCGAGGCTCCTGCCGACCTCGATTTGTGTGCCGAGGGTTCGGATGCGTTCTTTGATTGCTCTTACCTTCGCGTGGGAGAGTTCGGTGTGGAGGTTTTCTTCTCGGGTCTCGTAGTTGGCGATTTGTCTTCGGAGTTCCATGCTGCCTATGGCGTCTAGGAACGCTCGGGCGTAGGCGACTTCGTAGAGTTGTTTCGCTCTGACGGCTTCCTCGTCTGCTTCGGCTATCTCGTCGGTTGCTTTGTCGAGGAGTCGGGACAACTCGGCTAGGCGTTCGAGGGCTTGCTGGTGGCTTGGGATCATTTTTTACATCTTCCATCGGGAGAGGTCTTTGTTCCAGTCGAGGTAGCAGACCGGCTCCTCATCGGTTGCTAGGCCCCGGTAGTTGCGTCGGCGGGGTGGGTCTTCGAGTGGGAGGTTGAGGAGGTTTTTGGGTCTGGCTGCGTACACGTCGCCTTCCCCGTTGTTGAACGCCCACACGACCCAAACGTCGCTTTTGGTTGAGTCCGCGAGGGTGGCGAGTTCTACGATTTTCTTGTGCTTGAGCATGAGGCCGCCGTAACTCATTACTTGCTCGGCGGTTTCTTTCCTGATCTTCAACTCCATGAAGTAACGGACCTCGGTTTTGTTCGTGATGACGTAATCGCACACGGAGTATTGGGGCATCCTGTAGTAGGTGATGTCGGTCGGCATGATCGACAGGAACCGCTGCATGAACCTGTCTTCGTGGTAGCGGTCCCACTCTGTTTCCAGCGTGACGTTCATTCTTCCATTTTCCATCCTCGACAGTCGCATACGACAGTTCGCTCCCACTCGACGTCGATGACGATTCTTTGCACGCAGATGGAGATCGCCCTGTCGCCGTGTTGTCGTTTCGCGTGCCCGCAGTTGCCGCATTTCTCGTCTTTCTCATCCATCCTGACGTCGAATAGGCACGGGTCGCAGAGAGTGTCCTCCCCGTGACGGATGTGTGCGCCTAAATGTCCGCATCGGCGGCATCGAATGATTGCGTTTTCCACAACTTGATGCTCACCCCCTCGCTTCCGGGGCGGGCGTAGTGCTTCTCGCAGTAGAGCCGAGTGACTTGCGAATCGTCTAGCCAGACCGTTCTGGCGTCGGTTATGGCGTCGAGTACGGCTCGGGCTAACTTGTCGAGGTCCGGTCGTACTGCCGGTTGCGCGTGTTTCGGTTTCTTGGGTCTGCGGAGATAGAACTCGATCTTCACGTTGACCGGGCCTTCGCTCAACTCCCACTTCTGCTTCGCCGCCTCTCCACGGATCACCCACGTCACGGCTTGCCTCCAATTTTTCAGAGGAACGCCTGCCATTTCGACCATCGAGACTCTGCCGGTCTTCGTCACGAACCCGCGCTTTGATCCTTGGGGTTTCGCGGTCCCTTTGACGAAGGCTTGCAGGATCATGGCCTTACTTGCTTTCCTTCTTCTTCTTTATGTCCTCCCGGAGAATCTTGTAGACGCTCTGCTCGGTCACGTCCATCGCTTCAGCGATCTCGCGGTAAGTGATCCGGTGTCGCCGTAGCGAGAGGATCACATTTTTTCGAGTTTTAGATATTTCTGTTATCGCGCTTTGGTGATTACGAATCATTACGGTGAGTTGTTTGACTTCGCTCAACTCGGGAAGGTCCGGTGTTTCAGAAAACATTTTCTTCTGATTCCTCTCTAAGGGGTTGATTTGATCCTACTAGGGGTTCATCAAAAGCCTCCGGTGGTGTGATCGCTATTTTCGAGTCCTCGTACAACAACCACCATTGGCCTTTCCGGTCACGGAACGGAGTCAAGGCGGGCCAGAAACCCATGCGGACGAGCCAACCATTCGCGTAGCCCTCCTGTCGGTGACTTTCGACGTAACCGTGGCATCCAGTCGTCCCGGTGCCGCAAAGAACGAGCAGGTTCTCGTTGTCGTTGATTCCCTCCCATTTCGTGCCGCCCATTTTGCGGGGTCGGCGATGGTGGACACTCAAAACGTCGATCGGCCCGTAGCACAACTCACAGACGTAATTAGCCCTGTGGGTCAATGTGGGTCGATCTATCTGTTTCATGCCTTCTCCGTTGCTCTGAGGGCCTCTGAGCGGCATATGGGGCATAATCCTGACCCCCGAGGCTCCCCATGAGAGCAGGGCTGGTCTGCGTACTGCTCGACCATCGTCGGGACACCCGTCGGCTTCACCGGCTCCACTTCGTCCAGCCAACGCTCCCCGTTCAGCCACGTCGAGGCATGAGCGGTGAAGGCAGGGTCACGCTTCGGGTCTTTCGCGTACTCAGCAGCAGCAGCGATAATCGTTTCAGCGTCACACTTCCCCAAAGCCGACTTGAAAGCCCTAACGGCTGCTCCTTTCGCCACTCGATTCGGGTACACCTTCCAGAACTCATCGAAGTGCTCGGGAATCGCTTTATCTTTATTGGGTGGTTCTATGGATGGTTTGGGTGACATGGGTGTCACCCCGTCGACGTCATGGGTGTCACCCCGTAGATCATCACGGGATGACGTGGATGTCACCCCGTCGGGGGTTACCCAATAACGGTTAGGTCGACGGTCATCCCGCATCTCACGAGTACCGCCAGCCTGCTTCTCAACTCGCACCAGACCCCTCTTTTTCAGAGACGTCACGATCCGTTGAGCCTGCCTCGGTGACAGGCTTGACTTCCGAGCAATCGTCGCGATCGAGGGCCACGAGTTCCGTCCCTCATCATCGGCATGGTCAGAAAGCACAAGCAGGACCATCTTCTCGCTCGTGGAAATGTCTAAATCCCACACGAGACTCATAACTCGAACGCTCACGAACTCCCCTAAGGTTTCTACAAATCTGCTCCCCGGACGTGGACATTACCCGGCCTCAACCGGGGTTTTCACACGTTCCGCAGAAATCTTGTAAGCGTCCAATAGCGTGTTACGATCGCGCGTCGAAATATCAGCGCCCTTGATCTGGTCAGTAACGACCGCCAACTGATCGACACTTTCGGCGGCCTCCATCGCAGCGAGCCACGTCTCTACGTTCTCGGCGTCCTCGAACGTGTGTTCTACGACATCACCGACGGTCGCCTCGACGCTGCCGTTCTTGTAGAGAGACATGCCGAACTGATCTCCGAGGTTGACGCAGGCCCTCTTGAAAGCCTGTGACTCGGCTGTCTTCATCGCTTGATCGTGCGCGTCCGCTCGACTCGGGTAGTTAGTTGCATCGCCGCCAGCCCACTCGCTGTAAACAGCGCCGTCCACCGTTACGACACACAGAGCACGGTAGGCAACCGACCAGCGAGTCTTGCTGCCTGAAACCTCAGTCTCGTAGATCAACTCCATCTTCTCGACCTCACTCGACCACTCGCCGATGCCGAAAATCTGATTCATCCTCTTACGGATATCCCAAGCCTCAACGTGACTGAAACCTTTCCCGTCACGACCCACACGAGACGGGTCAATCGGCTTCAATAATTCCTTGACTTGCTCATTGGAAAAACTCATTTCTCTACCTCCGCTACATAGTCAGCAGCCGACAAAAAACGGTCGCCGCTACTGCCATACACACAAATGTCATTGAATAGGAGCGGGACGACATGCGGGTTCGCTTTGGTTCCGTACCAATCCCAACCCTTATCGCCGTGAGCCTTGACGGCTGCTCCGATGCGCTGCTCGGCTTTCGCCAACTGCTCTACCACACTCATTCCGTCACCTCCACGCTGTAATTGACTCCACCCGACTCGACAGCCACTCCGGGGATGATTTCCCCCTGATCAGTCATAGCCACAAGACCAAGAGTTCTCGTGTGCTCGACGCTCGACGCATCCTTGATCGCGCTTACCGACGGCGTAATTTTGACGCTGACTGCGTCAGGAAGATTCTCCGTCGCCCACTCTAAAAACTTCTCCTCGTCGACGACCTTGAACTTGTCCTGTGTCGAACGTGATTTGACGACCCCATAGGGTGTGTCGATCGTCTTTCGATCTTGCTGACTCCTCTGTTTATGCGCGTACTGAGTCAAGATTCCCTCGAAGTAATCGACCTCGGGCTGAAAGCGACTATCGACACGTTTGCGCCATGCCTCGATACGAGTCATTTCAGCATTCATCATTCGTTCGTTCGCGCCCATTCGCCGCCGAACATGAAGTAGTTTCCGCATAGCCCATGCGGCTTGCTCGTCGTCCTCAATCTCAAAGCGTTCACGATCAGGCTCAGGGTCTACGTCAAAGTTATGAATATCGACAGGTTCACTCATAGCACTCTCCTTGCTAACGGGGTCTAGGAAAGCATACACCCCCCGTTTACTTCTTTCAGTTCGGGGTCCGAATGATTTATGAAACAATTAGTACGCATCGTCGACGACTCATCCTCTCCCCCCTTTTGAGTCTCCGATGTGCTAGAGGCGGGACTTCGATTTGGGGTCTTATTGGAGTCCCGCCTCGCAAACAAAAACCCCCCGCTCCCAAAAGCAGGGGGTTATTGAGCAAATCTCAACTCATACCAAAGACTTGCTAGTTCTTGACGGTTCCGTTCAACCGTAACTTCATTTTCTTCCGCGTCTTCATCAGATCACGAGTGCTAATGCCACGAGCAATAGCGAAGTGCATCGGGTCATTCCCAGCCTGAGTCCTATGCGTCCTACCCGCGTAATCCACACCCGGCGCTTGACTGCTCGCACCCCACAAGAAAATGTAACGACCGTCAGGCGTCTTGTAATCCTCAAGAATCTTACTGATTTTCTTGGCCTTGCCCTTCGGCATTTTGCTAGGCCAACGATGAGCGCCAATGTCATCGCTCCAACAGTCAATCGCATAGCCAGCGTGATCACTCACAGCCTTACCCATGCGGATAGCACGATAGTTGTAAGACCAAGTGTTCCGCTTACTCAGCGTCTTCACTTCCTTATCAAGGCGTCTAGCCAAGTGCAGGAAAAGCGGAAGGCACGAGCGGCGAGTCCGCAAACTTATTTTCGTGCCCGGTATTTTCCTAGCAGCCAAAAGGGAACTCGACCACGACTTGATCGCATTATGACCGCTAACAGTTTTACTCACTACCGATCATCCTCTGGTTCATCAACCGGAGCATCATCCATATCAGGCTTACGAGCCACCAGAGACGGCTTTCCGTAGTCACCGATCTCCGCGCTCACCAGAGAGGTCAAGATTGACAAGACGGCAGCACCGAGGCTCACACCGACCAACGTCAACCAATCAGCAGAGAAAACATCAAAAACCGCCACCGCGCTAACCGTCGCTAAGAAAGTCTGAGCAAAAGTCTTCACAGCCCGCTCAGCGGCCTCTAACCAAAATTCTTTAGTGAACATGAGGTTCTTCATCTCCCATATCTTCTTCTTCATTGAGTCGCCTTAGTCGAACATCCTCGTAGGCGCTGCCACCAACGTAGGCAGCAACAACAGTACCTATCAAACCGAAACTACCGATAGCAAGAGTCTCAGCGAGTCGCGTTGAGTCCCAACGGAACATCACATACAGCAAGATCACGCCCGCAAAAAACATTGAGCCGAAGACTGCTCTCCGACGCAAAGTCCACGAAGGCTGATTCACTTAGATTCCTGAGAAAATAACGCTTCCCACGTCGGGCCATTTACCTCACCCGTTATCTTCAACCCCCGCGAGTCTTGGAATCGTCGAACCGCCTTCGACATCATCTGCCCAAATCGACCATCCATACGAAACCCATCGAAGCCAAGTTCCACGAGACGATCCTGAGTCTGCATTACCTGACCACCGATGTCGCCCTGCGAGAGTGTGTGACGCAACTGCAAGGTAAGGGCCGAGTATCGAGGACTGTCGGGTGACTCAACTGCGGGTTGCTTCTCGACAGCCGGTGACTTCTGAGCGGTCTTCTTCGCCGGGGCCTTCTTCGCTGCTTTCTTATCAGTCATACGAGAGAGTCTAATCCTTGTTGACGCAAGCCCAGATTTCTTCTTGCTTTATCTCCATCGTGTCGACACGCTGATCCAGTTTGCCTGTCTCCTCTAGCAGTTTCTCGACCTTGTCCCTCAGGGAATCTCCACCGTTCCTCTGGAATTGCCCGTCGATCTCGTTCAGGCGCTCCATGATCCCCGGTTGGGCGCTGCGTCCCGGTGTTGCAGCCTCCCCCTCCCAATCTCGTCTGAACTGACCCAGCCACAAAGAAAAGTCGTGAACGGAGTGAATCATGTTTTTTAGGAACATTCGATACACGAGACCTATCAAGGTCAGCACCGCTATGGCTGCCGCGACAACTGCTAAAAACTCGTTAGACATGTGTGATCCAAAAGGAAGTGAGAAGACAGCAACATTGTGATTACTATGGTGCCAGATGTTTCAACCCTGTCAGAGGTTTTCTGACCTCTAATCAGGATTCACGACTCGCTTAGCGCCACGATCAAGATACTCACGTTCATCGACAATATCTCCCGAGTCGCCTACCAGAATGTCGATGTAGGGCACCGCTCGTGGATTACGCTTCTCGACCAAAACCAACTCGGGGTAGAACTGTATTCCTAGGATTTCCTCGTAAGGCAGCCATGTGTAGGAGTCAGCGCAGATCGAGGTCATCAGGTTGCACACGCGCTGCGGGTCGTAGTGCTCGATAACGAAATAGCCACCGACCTTCAACCAAGGCCACGTCGAGCCGTCAGCGTGCCCCATCGAATCTATGATCACGTCGAACTTACGATCCCCGAAAAGGCTCTCCATCCAACTCCGGTCGGATGTGCGCCCCACAGCGACTCCCGACAGGTCAGAACACTCGGCCCGTTCATCCACAGCGACGACCGTCGACCCAGCAGGTAGACACGACTCCCACACTTGCTTCGAGCCGCCGTTATCAACTCCGATAAGCAGCATCTCTACAGGCGTCTCGCCGAGGCACCGATCCATGACGTGCAAAAAAATCTCACTATGACAGGCCAAGGGACCGTCATGTTTCAAGAAAGCAGAACGGAAGCCCATTCATCCCCCTTTGCTCTCATATCGAACTCCTTCTCGACGATTGCTCGTTGACGCTCAGCCTCACTAATCCTCACGTTGACATCCAACAATTCCTCCGCGTGATCCCGCCACTCATCTGCCGACTCGGCGAGACGCCCCACGCCCAGAGAGTGCAGCAAGCGATACTCGTAAGTCGGCGACGCGATAAAGGGAATACCGGATGCGGCATACTCAAGACCTTTCAAGTAGGACTTTGCTTCGTTGAAGTCATTCATCATCAAAGGAACAAGCCCCACATGGATTGGAGAGAGCAAACGTGGGTAGTCGCTCACAAGTGACATCGGGGAGGTGCCGACCCGCCGCAGGCCCGTGCGAACAGCAAAATGCCTCGTGTCGTTCGGTATGTGTCCAGAATGATGCACCGCGACACCTTTATCTTGCACAAAGCGTGGCATCCACTCTCGCAGCAATTCCAGATCACCGCTGCGCCATAACGTGCCTCCGACCCACCCGAAGGTAGGAGAATCCGGCTGCGAGTGCATCTCGTAACGCTCCACGTCGAGCGCGTTTCTCACAAGCCTTACCTTGCGGCAGCGGCGCTCGTAGAAATCCGCAAGAAATGTGGTGGAGGTTGTGACTAGATCGGCCTGACGAATCCCCATCTCAAAGAACATCCGATTGTTGTCCGGGTGCTTGTTAGGGTCACTTTGACTCGCCGCTATGTTCGCCGGGTCGATACCGAAGTGAAAATCATCTACGTCAACAATAATTTTTGATCCGCTATCTTGCATGATCTTGAAGTGCGTCGGGACGGTCTCGTGCATCATAAGTTTGTAGATACTCATGTCGAAACCGAATAACGCCCCATCCTCGTAAGCAACTCCGATACCACCCTCAGGGTGCTCCCGAGGCAAACCCATGACGGTGTCCCAGCCTGACTTTTGCAACTCTCGTGACGGCAAGACCATCCGGTAGTGAGCACAGCCGTTCGGCTCAGGCTTTTTCACATGTAAGGCATAGTCACCCGTAATGAAAGCCGCAGTAGTCATGCTGTCCTCTCCCGTCGGCTAAAAGCCTACTCAGTAGGACGCGGACGCTCATCCCAACGCAACTTCAAGTACGGATTCTGGTACTCGTTTGCCTGCCAGACTCCGAACTTCTTCCCGGTATCCCACAATAAGAACGGAAGGCTTATCTGATCCTGAATTGACCACTCAACTTGCTCGTCGAACCAACGCTGACCGAGGTCGCGTGTCTCCTCATTGAATACCCATCCAACTGTTCCGGCAGCGAACAATCCCCAATGCTGTGGCATACCTAAATCAACGTAGTGCGCCAACTGTTCCCTCAAGGGATACCGCTCATACTTCGGGAACGACCAGCAGACATCGACTTCCTGTCGAATATCTGTCCGACCCTCAGGGTGCATCCACACAACAAAATCGTTGAAAGACAGGTGGCTACGAGTCCAGTCCGAGAAACCCTCCCCAACGATCTCGAAACTAGCGTCCATCCACACGGCTGCGTCACAATCCGTGTAGAGCCACGGCATCATTTTAGGACGCTTCGCCGCTAAACGGGGTTCCTCAGTAGACGGCTTGTGATCAACTCTCCACCCCTCCCCGACGACCTCAGGAGTGTCCGTGACGCATACGGCGTCATCGAACCCGTGCCACTCAGGTAAAGAACGTATGGGGTCGTAGGAGCCGTAACAGCCGGTTATTAGAGCAACCCTCATGCTTTACTCAGTCGCGTCCGGCTCCTCGGTCACGGGGGCCACGAACTCATTCGCGGAAGCGTCGTAAGAGAAACCGATACCCGCATAACGACCACGACGAGAACCCAAATACGAGGTATCCATCCAAGTCCCCGCCAACCCAATGCCGTTGCAGTAAGCCGTTATCTCATTATCATCATCGTTGAAGTACGGGATCACGATGACTTCCCGAACGATCCCGTCCTCAACGCGAGCCGCGTGAGCATTATCAGAGTGTGCCATTACTTTTCCTATTCCTAGATTGCGTACCTAATAATTACGACACCGCTGCCGCCAGTACCGCCCGTACCTCCATAAGCACCGCCGCCCCCACTTCCAAGATTAGTGCCCCCGCTGGTCGCGGTGCCGCTAGTCGTTCCAGCGCCGCCTCCTCCTGAGCCGCCAGCACCGTTGCTACTGCCTCCACCGCCACCACCACCACCGGCACGAACTACCGCGCTGCCCGAAATGCTTGAAGATGACCCGGCACCTCCGGCTCCCCCGGTCGAACCGGAGCCGTTACCCCCGACTGCGCCAGCACCACCACCACCTCCGCCGGAGTCGCTGCCGCCGTTCCCACCATTGTTCCCTTGGCCCGGAACAGCAGATCCACCTGTCTGACCGCCGCTGTCCAAAGATCCACCAGATCCGCTGCCGCCGTACTTTGCGTTTGTTCCAGTTAGACGGTTACCACCAGCACCGCCGACAGCCGTAACAAGGTTGTCGATCTTGGATGCGGCACCTGTATTGCCAGCGACTCCACCTGCACCGACGGTAATCGTTTTAGAACCAGCACTAAAGTGAACGCTTGATACTTCCGCGTATCCACCGGCACCACCAGCAGGCCCATTTGATGAGCCGCCGCCACCTCCAGCCCCCACGACGAGACAGTCCACGAACCCAGCCGCACTAACAGTCAAAGAGCCGCTAGAAGTAAACGAGTGAACCTTGTAGTTCTGACCAGCGACACCAGTCGCTCCGTCACCCGTGTAAGTAGTTTCCGTGCCACCCGACGCGACGACACCCGCAGCAGAGCCACCGATGATCGTCCGAACAATCACGATGCCTGAGCCACCAGCACCACCTGTGCCACCGCTAACTGCCGTGAAGCCACCGCCACCTCCACCGCCCGTGTTTACGGTTCCGGCAACGCCGGTTGTTGCTGCCGCAGCACCGCCGCCACCAGCGCCGCCTGCACCCTTGCTCGTGCCGTGGCCCCCGCCACCGCCACCATACGTTTGTGCGCTGCCTGTTTGCAGCGAGGATGCTTGACCTGCCCCGCCTGCACCACCAGTTGATCCGGAGCCTGCCGCACCGACAGCACCGGCCCCCCCGCCACCGCCAGATCCTTGACCCGCAGAGTTAGTACTTACGCCTGCCCCACCGTTATTGCCTTGACCGGGAACACCCGTCCCAGCGGTCTTGCTCACGTTTGTCTGAGTGTTACCTCCCCCACCGGACGCGCCATTTATCCCGACGTAGTAGCCGCCGATGTTCGTCCCGTCATGGGCACCACCAAGGCCACCACCAAAGGCGTACAACTCATCAACCCGACTGCTCGTGCCTTGTGTCCCTCCAGCGGCAGCCCCAGCCCCAACGGTCACCGCAAAGGAACCCGCTTCAAGGAAATGTGAGCCGACCTCAATAACACCTCCGGCTCCACCGCCACCCGCGCCATAGAACGCTCCTGACCCGCCAGCACCCGCACCGCCAACAACGAGAACATCGACAACGCCGGAACCGCTTACAGTCAAAGTGCCAGTCGCGGTAAACGTATGCACACCGAAGGTAGTTGATCCACTCGTGTACGTCGTGTAAGTGCCGCCAGAAAGTTGAGCGAACCGACCCGCCGAAGGGACTGTCGATCCCGCACCGAGAGTCGCTTGCGATAAACGTTGAATACTCATGCTGTCCTCACTCGTACAACAACCACACCGCTGCCGCCTGCCCTGCCGTCGCTCGTGACGGTTTCGACGCCACCGCCACCGCCGCCCGTGTTGGCAGACCCATCAGCGCCAGCGTCCCCGCCGCCACCAGAGCCGCCGGTTCCCGACGTTCCACCACCGCCGCCACCGCCGTACAGGACAGACGAACCGGAGTAACTGCTTGACTTGCCTGCGCCACCGGTCTGATTAGAGCCACTCGTGCCAGCCGCACCAGCACCGCCACCAGAGCCGCCGCTTGAGGAACTGTTGCCACCAGCACCGCCGTCATTCCCTAAACCGCTTACTCCCGTCCCACCGGCAGGAGCAGAGCCACCAAGATAGCCTGAACCGCCGCCGCCACTTGCGCCGTTTCCTCCAAGGTCGCCTCTGATCTGTGTGCCAGAAACGGGTGATTCACGAGTGAAGCCACCGCCTCCACCACCGCCGGGTGAATAAATGTCGCCAACCCGTGACGGGAAACCATTAGCGCCGTTGCGTCCTGCACTTGTTCCTGTAGATGCGACACCCGCACCCCCGGCCCCGACCGTGACCGTGACGCTTCCGGCACTTAGGTAACTTTGACTCGTTTCGAGAACGCCCCCGCCGCCACCGCCGCCGCCACCGTAGCCTGATCCAGAACCTCCCCCGCCGCCCACAAGAAGAAAATCCGCGAGACCAGCAGTAGTCACGTTCAGGGAACCAGATGCCGTCAGCGTCCAATAACTGTACGACGCAGACCCAGACGTATACGTCCCCGTAGGCGTATCACTAATCACCGCGTTACCCGGTGTAGAACCAATCAGTCCTGACCCGCTGAACGAACTCATCGCCATGTTATGAGATCTCCGAAAGGAACGCCGAGAACGCAATCGTGTTCGCTGAACTAGACACGCGGATAAACTTACCCGCATCCATCGTGATACCCAACGTCAATGCAATCGTGTCATTTCCAGCAACTGAAGCGTCATACACGAGGAACTCAGATGCACCCGGAGTGCCAGCCGTCGCGTCTAATCCGACACGCACCGTGATAGCCGACGAGGACTGATTACAGATAACGAGGGACGATATCACCGCCTCAGTGGAGGAAGGTGTCGTGTAAAGAGTAGCGAACGTGCCGACAGCAGCAGTCCCCTGCACTTGTGCAAACTTGTAAGCAGTAGCCATCTGTCATGCTCCCATCAAGAAGAAAATATCTTGCAAACCTGCGCCGCCACCACCGGAGGTGAAAGCCGTCCACGATGAACCATCATAAAACTGGAGCGCGTTAGTCCCGGTAAGGTACACGAACATACCCTCCGAAGGGGAGGATATCGCCGCGTCACGAGCCGTGGCATCAGCAAAGACCATGATGCTCTGCTGCATCAAATAGCCATTGACGTTGGCAGCGGTAAGAACCTCGCCAGCCGCGAAAGTCTTGAAGCCTAGACCCGCCATAACTCACCTAACCCCGGTGTTGTTGATTCGATAATGTTCATTATTCTACCCCTCACCAGCCCAAATAGTTCTCATCTAGTTTGCCCTGAATGGTGCTATCCAAAATGAACGCAGCCAAGGTCTGCGAGAAGTTCAATTTCACGAAATGCAGGGCCTCGGGCTTAGGCGTGAACTCGTGAATAATCTCGTCAATGATCACGACCCGGCGAACCGCGTCACCGACACCCGACGGCGTCCACTCGACCGCCACGTTGTCAGCCAACTCCAAACGAGAGATCGCCAACTGTTGAGCAGACGTCAACAAATCCATATTCACCGATAATCCACGAATCCTGTACGTCGGCTCGGCGTACCTCTCAGCGTAGAAGACAGCGAAATTCTCAGCCTCCTGCGCCGTACTCAAAAGGGTCTCAACAGTCAATGTCGTCAAGCCGTATTTCACGATCGCGTCATCATTCTGAGCCGAGACAGTCCCTCCAACCCAATCAACCTCGATACGAGTGAACAGGTTCTCCGTCCCAAACTCAACGTCGATAGTGGCGAACGGAGTGCCCGACCCATCATCACGGAACTCAACCCCCGTAGGTGTTTGCAAGTCCAAACGCTCACGGAACGTCAAGTAACCCTGACGACCCACAAAGAAGGCCCCCGGCTCGCCAGTCGCGATCTTCTGCAAATATGCCAAAGCCGACTGATCCGCAGGGATCGTGTTCGCGCCAATCGTCGACAGGCCCGCATCAACGTCACGACGCGAGACAGGCCAGTCAATAGCCGACGCCGACAAAACCTGATTCACCACCGAGCCGGACAATCCAACCGGCCCAACTCCCGCGTCCATGATCTCCTGCGAGAACAAGGTAAAACCGTCAGCGGCCTTCGCGTAAGTGATCGACTGGTTTATCTGCTCGTAACTAATATCCCAATCCTCGACCTGACCCGTGAAAATACGCTCAGCCCCAAGGGAAACCACAAGTTCTTTACGAGGAACAATGCCCGCAGCATACGGTGAGACACTCGCAGGAGCCGACGGATCGAACTGTCGAGTCCTGTTATCTAAAGCGACCGTGCAAGTACCAGCATCGAACTGCTGTGTTTCCTTCGGTCGACCTCTCGTAATATCCACCTGACGCACGAAGTCGCTCACGTCGACGAGAACCTCACCCGCTAACGGGTAAGTAGCGTCACCCAACTTCCCACGAACCGGCTCATCCAAGGTCAGGAAGTCACCCGCACCCGACAGGTTAAGATCGAAAGCGATCTCGACTAAAGGCTTCACCTAGCACTCACAAACACGGTGCCATTACGACGCTCGTACTGACGGATCGCTGTCACGATCTCACGACCAATGTTCGAGCCGTCAGCGCCCATCCCAGCGTTCACGGTAATGTTCACGTTCGCGCCAGCGGCCTGCCCTGCCCCACGCCTGCTCATGCCGGAGGTGACGCTAGGTGACGGGGAAGTGCGACCCAACGTCGGCGTAGCGATCGGGATCATCGCCTGATCAGCGAGGGCGCTAGCCGTGCGACCCACGTTCCGCATCTCATTATTCATGCCGACGATGAGACCTTGAGCGATCTGCTCACCCATCTTCATCGTCACCTTCGAGGGGCTACCGAAGTTGAAGGCGAGAGCGATCTCCGAGCGGATACGGTCAGCGATAGCGCGAGCCTTCGCGTACACGGCACCTTCACGTTCCCGTAAACCGCGAATGATGCCGTTCACTATCTGCTTGCCGAACCTGAACATCTTCTTCTGCATCGGTCGGATCAACTTAGTGAACATTTCGTTGATGTGGAGAGCAGCCGCGTTCAGGCGACCCTCCATCTCCGTGATCTCCTTTGTGATCTGATCACTATTGGTCTTGTAATCCAAGGCCGCCTGATCCAACTCGGCCTGCCGGTCAACCCGCAACTGCTCCTGATAAGCCCGAATCCGACCCACTTCCGCGTCCCGATCAGCCTGCGCGACAGCCAACTCAGCCTGACGATTCAGTTTCAACGCCTCAGCCTGAGCCTTAGCGGCAGCCAACTCCGTGTCACGCGCAAGTTGCGCCTCAGTCAACGCGACCTGAGCAGCGTCAGCGGCAGCCCGCAACGGAGCAACAACCGCCTCCTGCTGCGCCACACCGTAATCAAATAGGGCAGCGGACGACGACGTCGTGAAGGATTCAATAATGCCGCCTAGTTCGTTCTGAGCAGCGTTTATTTGCGCTATCTGAGCGTCCGAGCCGGAAGCCAAGGCGGCGACAGTCTCACCAGCCGAGTCGACACCAGCAGCGATGAAATCCTTTACCAAACTCTGATCGAGACCACGCTGCAACAGGGAACGCACGTTCGACGAGAACGCCCGCAACGAATCCAAGCGGCCCTGCAAAGCGTCCGCGAAACTCGTGCCACCCGTCTCCTCCGTGAACGTCTCAGACGTGATCACCTTCAACCCGTCGACGAGTTTCTCCGTGCTGCGAGTCACAGTCCGAGTGGCTTTATCGGTATCGACTTTCAGGTTGTTCAAGAAGCCACGGAAACTCTTACCGATGTTGTTGAGGAACTTGTCACGGTCGTCAACTAGACCTTTGAGGACATCGTTCTCTGTCTTGTAAGCGGCATTGGCAGCCTTCAAGGCGTCTTGCAGCGTCGGGATCAACTGCTTGTAATGCGCCTCGATCCGCTTGACGTTCGCGGTGGCGGCACGGTCGAGCGCGTCGTAACGTGCATTTATGGTGCGCTGCAAGTCACGGAATCGGCTCTCGGTTCGCTTCAACTCATCAGCAGCGGCCTTATCAAGTTTGTCGAAGGTCTCGTTTATTCCTACGATCTGATTTTGGAAAGCCTCGTCGAGAGCGTTCTGCTCCTCACGAAGTTTGGTTATGTCTTGGAACGTCTTGACAGCCTCAATGGTTGTCTCTCTAAGTTCCGCTTGAAGGCCAGTCAAGCGGTTCTTCAATCCCTTGAACTTACCCTCAGGGACAGCCTCATCCAGCAGCGGAGCCATAACAGCGTCGATAGACCCACTCAACTGCTGGAATGAGTTTAGGACACCCTTGATGTCACTCTCGGAACCGAAAGCCTCCTCAATCTGTGAAGGAATACCCTCAAGCCCAAGGCTGCGAGCCAAGCCGCCACTAGCCGAATCTAATCCACGAAGGGCGCTTCCCGAGTTTGCCAATACCTGAGAGAACTCGCTCAATTTCTTCTCAAGGGCGCTGATCATTTTCTCGCCGAGGTCACTAATCTCCATCTCGGCTAGTTTCTTTTCTTTCTGAACTCCAACAACGATGCCGTCGATGAAGTTTTTAGCGACCTTCATCGCTGCTTTCGACGGAGAATCCGCGCCGATCGCTGCGTTAGCAGCGTCGGGCATCCCCTCAACCGCAATCCCGGCAGCAGTATTTACGTTTCCTTGACCATCACGAAGTTGCTTGATAATTCCGTCAATGAAGTTCTTACCGACCTGATTACCGTATTGAGCCGCGATATCCCTCTGCACCGCGAACTCGTCGACCGTCTTACCGCTCTGCTCAGCCTCAGCCTTCATCGTCTTGATGATGTCGGAATCTTTAGGATCGAGACCGGACTCCTTTATTGCTCTGCGAATCTTCCGCTGCCCCTCCTCTAACGCCTCTTGACGCTTGATCGGGTCTTCGAGGGAGTTCGCGTAGTCGATGTACCCCTTCGCCGCGTCACGAATCGCTTCACGGTTTTCCAAAGCCGCACGCGAGAAGCCGTTCAACTTCTTGTCGCCGTCCTTCAAGGCGTCACGAAGATCGTGAATCCCCTCACGGGCCTTGTCGTAACTAGCCTCACCGCTAATAACGTCGAGCATGTTCTGTGTCGAATCGTCGAGGGCTTTCACGGCAGCGGTGGCGCTCTCGGTCGCCTTACGCATAGCGTTGGAACTTTTGATCGTGAATTGAGAGTGAGCCTTCTCGGCAGCCGTCATATTTAGGTGCGCCGCGATTACCGCTTGCTCACGATCCTTATTCTTCGCGATCTCTTGCGTAAGAGAAAGAAGAACAATTCTCGATGCTCTCTCTTGCGCTAATCCAGCGTCGATGGAAGCCTGCTCCTGCTGACGCAAAGTTTCATTAGCGATCTTCGCGTAACCACCGAAATTACGTTCCGCGACTACAACCGCGTCTTTGATGCCAATAATGTTCGTCTTTATGCGACCTGACGGCCCGATAGCATCATTGAACTTTTCACCCATCTCCTGAATAGCGGGTCCACCTTCAACGATCGCTGAGGCCATAGCCTCGACACCGAGACCCAACTCACGGAGCATAACCTGATCTTCCGGCGACAGATTCATCCGTAAATCATTTGCGATCGTCTGTTTCGACAACTCCGTGAAGGCACCCGTCGTCTCGTCTACTGTGTCTCGTAGTGCTGCGACTTTAGATTGAGTATCAGCAGACTTTCCAGCGAAAACCTCTAAGGCGACGGTAGCCGCAGCGAGGACCGCGCCGACAGGTCCAAGAGCAATCATCAACCCTCTTGCCGCTGCGCCAATGGCTCGGAAGGAGGCGACAGCACCGACCTTCATTGTGTTTACGGCGGCTGAGAAACTTAGGACACTTATCTTCCCCCGCATCATCGCAGCCTGCATTTTTGCTTGGAAGTCGATAAGCCCAACGCCGATAGCGGTCACACCGAGAGAAAACTTGGCTGCCATTTGCGACCACGTTATTCCGAACACTTTGGCAGCAAGCGTGCTCTTTGTCATAGCGATCCGCATAAGCACCAGCACACCGATCAGGGACTTGACCGGCTCGGGTAACTTATTGAACGCATCCAAAAGAACTTTCAGCATGTTAGACACGGCAGCCAAAGCCGGAGTCAAAGCCCGAATCGCAGGCAACAGAACACTCGCGTAAGCCTGAGCCAACGAACGGCTAGTTTCCACAAGACTCATAATGAAAGGAATAACTTCCTCAATCGCGTTAGCGATCTTCCTTATCCCCTCACCCGACTTCACAGACGCCGTCAGGTTCTTGATAAATTGCGTGATCGGATCAGTTAGTTCTTGGAAACTGCTCGCCAAATTGTTCAGCGTCCC